ACAAATTCAACAGCTCAGTTCTTCGTATTTGAACCAAACACAGTATTAACGAGAACAAGACTTGTAAATACAATAAAGCCGTTGTTTGAAAATGCAAAGAATACAGAAGGTGTTTACGATTATCTAATTGTATGCGATGAACGTAACAATACACCAACTATTATAGATGCAAACGAGCTTGTAGTTGACATTTACTTAAAGCCAGTACGTGCTGCAGAGTTTATCTTAGTAAACTTCTACGCAACACCAACCGGTACAAACTTTAGTGAACTAGTATAATATGACAAAAGGACAAACCGTTTACTTTACAACTTCATTTGATTTAAATGAACGTTCAGGTGTTATTCAAGAAGTAACAGCTGTGGGTTACCTTATAAACAATGTATGGTACTCTAAAAACGATGTTAAAATTAAAAACATTCTTTTAGATAGTAAAGTAGACGCAACAAACAAGCAATTAATACTAGGTTAATTAAATAATATTATGGCCGATACTAATCAAACAATACAAGACTTTTACTCGCAAGCACAAGCTAGAGATTTTGCACGTTCAAATTTGTTCAGAGTATTAAACATCAACTTTGGCACTGCAAGTTCACAGGTTGTAGTTGAAAATGATTTGGTTTATGCTAGGACAGCAACATTACCAGGTAAAACAATTCAAAATTTAGCAGTTCCATATATGGGATTACAGTTTAACATTCCAGGAGTTGTAACATATCCAGGAAGTGATGCATATGTAATCAATTTTTATTCAGATGAAGCTCAGCAATTAAGACAAAAGTTTTTAAATGTAGTGAAAGATACGTTTGATGATTCAACAAGCACAGGCAATTATTTTGCACCATCACAAACAGCAGTTATTGACTTAGTTCAGCTTAATAAGCAATTAGTTAAAGTTGCACAATATCAATTAGTAGGCGTAAGTATTAGAGATGTTGCACCATTAGAATATGATATCACGTCAACGGGTGAAATTCAAAACTTTAATGTTACATTGGCTTATCACTACTGGAGACAAACATCTTAATTAAAGTAATAAGTTAACAGTTATATACCGCACTACGGTGCGGTATTTTTTTCATTAAATATTTGTATGTCTGGTATTTTAAGTTCTCTAACTAATGCAGCTGCAGGGTTAGCAACCGTTCAAAGTGTTGCTAATGGTGGACCTTCAACACTTGGTTCTCCTAGCGGTAGTATATTAGGTTTCGGTGTACCTGGTATACCTTTGTTAAGTTATAGAGATTATTTCTTAACAACAATGGAATCTTGGATAGCTTCCATACCAACCCGCACACAGTTTGTAGCTATTATTGACACAATACCTGCCGGGTTAACCACCAACCTTATACAAAAATTAGAAAAAAATGATAGATTAGTGGATAAAGATTTTGATATTGACTATGCAAAAAAAGCTTTAAGTGCTCACTTATTACAAAATGTTATGGGATGTATTTTTCTTGCTGGTGCTAGTATACCTTCAGAAAATTTATCTGTTTCAAATGCATCTATAGAAAACAATGCCGGGTTCAAGCAAGGAAGCATTTTACAAGGTAGAGATGCTTTTTCAGCCAGTAATTTAACGTTACAGTTTAGAGAAACTAATGCATCGTTTACTGATCTTGTAATGAGGCCATGGTTAATTGCTGCATCTCATGCCGGGTTTGTTGCAAGAGAAAAAACAGACCCGTTATACGTCAAATGTAACATAACAATTTTACAATATACTAGGACATATCAAAAATTATCAATGATACCTAGAAAAGTATGGAACTTTTATGATTGTGTTCCTTTAAGTTTAAGCACACGTAATTTATCCTACGATACTGAAGCAGTTGAAAATTATGATGTATCATTTATATATGATGATTACGCCGTGCAAGATACATTATACTTACCTTTACCAGATATTATTACTTCTATAGCTCACGGAAAAATACCTCGTGTTTCACCGTTCCAGAAATGAGTTTTAATTTTTTATATAAACCTGAAATATTAGGCAAACAGTATAGTGTAAAAGAAATTTCATTTTACGAATATAAAAATGTCGTAAAATCAATTATTGAGACAGATGCACTTATAGTTTCAGAAGTATTTGAAAATTTTTTAAAATTTTTATGTCCAAATCTTAACAATGTTACTAATTTAGAAAAATTTTTATTGTTAATAAAAGTTAGAACACTAATACTGGGTAGAAATGTAGAATTTGTTTCTAATGACGTAAAAATTGTATATGATGTAAATAACGTTTTTAATTTTTTCAATAAAAAGTTCCCTTTATTTGAATATACTTTTGGTAATAATAATTTTAAATTAAGTTTACCCACAACCATGTTACCGAAAAGTGATAATATATTTGATTTAGTTTTAGATTGTATATATTCTATTAATGATGAGGTAATACAAAAAGACGAAAAATTAGAAATAATAAATAAATTACCTGCTTTACCAATAGTAGACATTTACACTAAACTTATACAGTATTACAACAGTGTATCAATAAAAATACAACATTTAGACTATACATTGACGCCATTTAATGACTCTTTTTTATCTTTTACTAGGTCAATATATATGTACGATTTAAAAAATTTATATGATCTTGAATATTCTTTGCGTAGAAACTTAAATCTTACATCACAAGACTTTAACTCATTATCTCTTCCAGAATGTGAAATATTTTTAAAGAATTACCAAAAAGAAATTGAAACATTTAATAATCAAGCAGCCAAAGTTGAATAACTAAAACTACATTATAAATAGTATTATGAATGAGCAACCTCTTAATGAAATTTTAAATAAAATTAAAGCTACTGAAACTATAAAAATTTATATACCTTCATTAAAAGCAGATTTAGACTTTAAACCACTTACACTTTCACAACAGCGTAATATTATAGACAAAATTAGCACCACAGGGTATGGGTTGGTAGATTTTTTTGTTAATATTAACGATTTAATAAAATTAAATTGTTTATCAAATTTTAATTCTTTAAATACAATTGATAGAGTTAATATTATTGTATCGTATAGAAGACAATTATCACAACAATACGGTAATATAGATTTGCAAAAACTTTTAGACAAAAATAAATCTATTGATTTACCGGATTTAAAGAAAACAATAACAACAGACAGGTTTTCATTTGAAATTAGTGCACCGTCTCTTGTAAGTGATTCAAAAGCTAATTCTTATTTAATTTCTACATATAAAGACGAAAAACAATTACTTGGCGGTTTAATGGTTAATGAAATATGTAAGTTTATTACAAAAATTACTGTTTTAGATAGTAATACTGAAATAGATTTAACTCCACAGCCAAGTAAAAACAAATGGGCTATTATAGAAAACATTGAATCTAGTCATTTAAAAGAAGTATTCAACTATATAAATGATATAAGGAACAAAGAAGAAGAGTTTGTTAAGTTTGATGATGATAAGGTGGATATAGGGCCTGAACTATTTATTACATAATAAATAATTAGATGGCAGACGTTAACATAGCAGATGCATTAGTGTTATTCACTAAGGTTAACACTACTATGTTAAAAAAGTTAGAGAAGTTAGAGAAGAACGAAAAAAGAGCTCAAAATCAGTTTAAGTTTAACCCGGATAAGCCGGAACAGGTTGTAGAAGAAGCACAACCTATAGAGATTACAGATTTTAGTAAGAAAGCTTTAGGTGAATTAAACAAAGTTTTCAAGGTAAGTTCACAGCCTAGCGGTGGTAAGCCACCTACAGACCTTAATAAGAACAACGATTTCTTTAAAGACTTGTTTAAAAACGGTTTATTAATAGCTGGGGTCGGTCTTTTACTTAAAGAATGGTTAAACAAGTTATTTCACGGGGACGCACCGTCAATGAAAGCTTTTGGTAAAGCTGCAGCAGAAGCTACAACCAAGAGTTCAACAAAAATTTTAGATTTTATAGAAAGAAACACCAAAACATCTAAAGCAGCAGCAGAAGGTGTAGAAAAAAGTGCAGAAAAATTAGCTGTAGCTTCAGAAAATTTAGCTAAATCAGCAGAAGCTACTGCAAAATCTA